TTTGGTGGACCTGAAGAGACTCGAACTCTGAAAAAACACTGTATTTTCAATGTTAATTTGCAAACTGTGTTTATTCTGTGTCCAGTCCCTTTTCTGTGTTCTCAGCTCCTTGCGATATGCTCATAATACGCCATGAGCTTCTGTTCCGGCCCCGGGCCGTCCTTATCGAGCAGAAACGCCTTTGCCAGCGCGGCGTAGAACTCCGGGCGGTTGAGGCCGAACTCTACGGCGACGGGGTAGTAGTCCGAGTACATCATGTTCATGGTCACGCCCCATGCCCAGCGCGGGACCGCTGGCGCCTGAATGCCCATGCTCTCGGCCACGGCCGTTGTCTGTTCCATCGTCCAGTGCGGGCCTGCCGTGCCGTCGGTGTTTTGCATGTTTGCTGCCCACTGCATCGCCGTTTCGCGATCAAATGTGGCCGTCTCCGGCTCGTCGTGGTCCTCGAGCTTATCCAGCCGGCACAGCAGATCTGTGACTGCTGCGGCCTGCTCGACCGTACGCATGGACACCGGGCACTCCGCGATCTCCCGCAGCGCGGCGTGGAGTTTGTCTTTATACGCCTGCATGATATCACCTCATGCGAGCTTGAGCAGCCCCGTGCAAAGCTCGATCACGGAGCCTGCGGCCGTGCTGTCGGTCGTCGCCACGAGCGTGAATGTATGATTGACGCAGCAGCAGCACCCAGACAGCTCCAGATCCGTCTCCGTGTGGATCTCCGCATTGCCGGATGCCGGCAGCGTGACGCGCTTGAGCGTGCAGGGCAGCGCGACGCCGTCCATGTACCACTGCAGGGTCAGGACGCCCGCGGCCGTCGCCGCGATGACCGCATCTGCGGCCAGATGATACAGGCCGATCTTGACCGTGTCGTAGCTCTGCGGCTCGACCTGGATGGACGAACCGGAATTGACGACCTTTGCCCCGGCCAGCGTCAGCACGTTTTCGCTGTCTGCCGCGAGCAGTTGGGGCGCGTTATTAAAATATCGGACGCAGGATTTTTGATACGCCCGATTTCCATTGCCGTTATTACAAGCCATTTTCATTACTCCTTCCGTTTGGGCTTATGTGAAGGGGCATTATGCCCCGGATAGCTATATCAGGATGGGTCCGCGTCAGCCGCCGCAGCCGCACGGATTGCAGGGCGGGTTCTGGTAGTACCTGCCCAGCTGGCCGAGGATGTACTGCGACTGCATATAGTCGTTGTTCGCGGCGCGGCTCTGTGCGAGTTCGTCGCGCAGGCGCTGGTTCTCCTGCTGCTGCAGGAGCGTTCTGGTCGCCTCGCCCTCGGCGTGGATGGCCGTCTTGATCTCGCACGCGTTGATGCTGGAGTTGTAGTTGACGCCGTCGATCGCGCGGAGAATGTCGCAGCAGCACTTCTGCTGCACAGAGATGCCGCTCTCCGTGACGGACTGCAAATCGCGCAGCTCGCCGAGGATGTTGTAGGCGTTGTCCTTGACGGCGCTTGTGACGTCGTACGCGCCCTGACGCGTTGCGGCCACGCCCTCGTTGTTCTGGCGCTCCAGAGCCGCAAAGTCCGTTGCACGCTGTACGTCGGCCTGGGTCGCCGGGGAGCTCTCGCCGCTGCCGCCGAAGCCTCTGCCCGCGAAGAGCAGGAAGAACAGCGCGATCAGGATGACAATGCCCCATCCGCCGAAGCCATAATCCTTATCCATGGTTTTCCCTCCTTTCTGGGTGGAATGAAATTTGATAGGCGCTTTCGCGCGGTATCACTTGCCGATCTGGCCGACGAGCTCGCCGACCGTCTTGTTTTTGTTTGCCTCGAACCACGCCTCAAAGCCTGGCTGCGAGGCCAGGAAGCTAAGCACCATCTGCGGGCTCTGCCCCTGCAGCGTCGTCTTCGCTGTCTGCAGCAGACCGTTCAGCAGCTTGTTTCCCCCGCCGTTTCCGCCCATCAGGGCCATAATCGGATTTTGCATTGAGCTTTCCCTCCAGTTCTTCGATTTTCCCGGCCATGCTCTGCAGGCCGGCCGTGATCTGTTTCAGCTGCTCCTGCAGCTGGTTTGCCGCCTTTTCCTCTTCTGTCGGCTCCGGGAAGATCCGGAACCGCGCGATGGTCTTGGCCGCCATGCTGTCCGTGCGGATGTAGTACAGCAGGTTCTCGGTCTCGTGCAGCGCGAGCGCGTTGTCGTTCGGCTGCATCTGCAGGTTGTTGATGCTGGCCTCGCTGGCCACGGTCAGCACGCCGAGCTTCGGCGGCTGCGGCGGCAGCTGCGGGCCCTGCGGCCGCGGCATGGGCTGCAGCTGGATCTGCTGCGCGCCGTCCATCTCCCAGCGGCCCGTGTACGGGTTGTACGCCATGCGGTATCGCCCCTTTCTGCTACCATTCTAGCGTTTCCCCGTCCCCGCTGGGAGGCATTTGTGTACCATTTGTGTACCATTTGTGGGACATGCGGGCATAGAAAAAGCGCCATGAGCCGTTGCTCATGGCGCTTTCTCTTTGTCCGTTTTCCCTGCCAGACGGCGGGCGGTGTTGTAGATGTGTGGCAGGCGGCGGGAGATGGTTTTGCGGTCGACGCCGATCTCGGCGGCGGCGTCCATCTGCGGGAGCCTGCGCACGATATAAAGCTTCACGATCTGCTGATCGATCACGTCCAAAAGTCCCTCATCAGTGACGCGCTCCCAGTCGCTGCGCGTGAGGTGTTCCAGCTCCTTCGGCAGAGCCAGCCGCGCAGTAATGCTTCGTCACTCCCTTCGGCCCGCCGCCGGGCGGGGCTTACTTTTCCTTGTGATTCAGCACAGCGATATTTCCCTTGTTGCTGACTTCGAGATCCAGCGCGGCGGCCAGATCGCGCACCTTGACGTAGTTCGTGCCGTCTTTCAGGATGCGTTCAACGGCGACTTCCTTGCCGTCCACGATGATCTTGCTCTTTTCGACCACTTCTTTTTCCCCCTCTCCGTTCTTTCCATCTTCGAGGGCCATCACGGTATGGCCCTCGCTTACCAGCACGTCCCCGCGCAGGAGATTGGCGTCTGTCGTCAGGTACTTGCTGCCGGTCAGCAGATCAAAGTCTCCCGTTGCGGGCCAATCGTGCAGCATGCAGTATGTCGTGCAGCTGTTGCCCTGCCGACGGTAGAGCGCTTCGACCGACGCGCAGCCTGCGGCCACGGCGCAGAGCGTCATGAGGCCGGAGCAGTCCGTTTCGACGGGCTTTGTGATTTTGCTCACGTCCCACTGGACGGCTCTGGCGGCCTCATACGCCGTGTTCCGGTCGCTCATGTCGTAACCGATATTCCGGTTTTTAATGGCCGCCTCGCACGTTTGCGCGGCCCGCTCGGCCTTTTTGCGGCTCTTGTAGCGCAGGACGCCAAGCCAGCGGCCATTGTACCAGCGCGAGATATTCAGTTCCCGGCCGTTCTGGTTTCCTGGCTGCTGGTTGCGTCCTCCGGTTTCTCCAAGACTGGCCTGCCCAATTTTGATACTCATGCTCTCTCACTCCCGTACAGCTCGTGGTGCAGCTGCAGCACGGCGGCCTCGATCAGCTTATCGATCGTTTCCACATCAAATTGAATGCCCTTCTCGGCGAGGAAGTTCACAACATACGCCTTTTTCGCCGCGCCGTCCGTCGCGGTGTACAGCTGCTCCGCCGCCTTTACGCCGATCTCAACGTAAGTGCGGAGCGTTTGCAGCTTATCCGCGTCGATCTTGGTTTTGATCCACGGGATCAGAAATGCCGAGATGAGCGCGCTGATGAGCGCGATCACTGCCGAGATAATTTGCGTGTAGTCCATAAGTGATTACTCCTTTCGCTATTCGACTGTTTCATTTTTCTTTGCAAAAACCCGCTTGAAGGCAAGCAGGCCAAGCTCTGTGATGGTTGCCCAGCCGGTAAAGCCGAGCACGTCGGACAGGTCGACCGACGCGCCGAGCTCCGGGCTGCGGATGACTGCAATTAGGACGGCGACGGTTTTCAGAGCGCAGGCCCAGACAATTACCGTTGTGATGAGCTGGAGCAGATATACAACAATGGTTCGCGCCATTTCGCCCTTGCTCCACTTGCCTTTTACCCGCATATCTGCCTCCTAATTTATTGCGCACTGCTATGTTCACACTGCTTCTCGAGCTGGTGCAAAAACTTTTTTACATCGCCGTTTCCGCCCAGCTTGACGTATTTCTGCCCGGCGATCAGGCGCTCGGCCATTGGCATTTCTTCCGACATGATGGTCAGGCGGAGAATTGCGAGATATTGCTCATCCTGATGCTCCTGCATTTTCCCGAGCTTTTTGTTGATCTCTGTAAGACGCTCCTCCTGCGTTGTGGCCTTGCCGCGCTTTTTCTGTATCGCGCTGACGACGGCATTTACTACCGCCGTCAGCGCGGACGAGCCGAGCACGGCGCAGACGAGGGTAACGATGATTGTCTTGGTGTCCATGGCTATGTACCTTCTTCCGTGATCTTCTTCCACCCGTCCGGGTTAACGGATGGGTTCCAGACGTTGGCGGCGAGCAGGGATTCGTAGAGCTCGTCCTGCCACCAGCCTTTTTCGCCTTTGGAGAAGGCAAGGCCGGCGGTGATGGTCTCGGGGATGAGGCGGAAGCCCTGCTTGTAGGCGATGTCTTCCCAGAGGGCCGGGGCGGCGTCCGGGGTGTTCTGGACCGTGTCCCAGAGGTCGGAGGCGGCGCGCTTGATGGTGCCGCCCCAGTTGATGCGCATGCCGGCTTTGACGAGGCTGCCGGAGCCGGTCAGGCGGGTGAAAAGCTCCGGCGCGAGACTCGCGTCGGCGTCAGTGAGACTGGCGGCGCTTTTGACGATATAGGGGCGCAGCGCCCGCGCCCGCTCGGTGTAGGTGCTCATGTTATTCCGCCTCCCCGAGCAGGATCTTCGCGGCGGTCTCTGCATCCGTCAGCGGCAATGCTGCACCCATTTGTTCATAACTGCCTTCTGGTTCAGTACCTTTCAGCGTATGGTCTGCAAGATGAAACACCATGTCAGAAAGCACCTGATGCTCAGTCCCTTCTTCATCTGTAATAGTCACAGCCATCTTAGCGCAAAAGCCATCAGCTTCTGTTTCTTTACACGGCACATAACAACCGTTGCTGTGCAGTCGGATGAGTACAATGCTGTCCGCATACCCGGCAAATGCGTTGTCCTGTTTTACTGCATACATGGTGTCCCTCCAAATTTCTCTTGATAGATTTTCTCTAATCGCTCTGTGCTTGCTGTTCTCAACCGATTCTTCCAATACCCGTTTTCCTGCCCCGGCCATTTTTCATCCGTAAAGTCTTCACCACAGCCGTGCTTTGCATACCATCGATAGAGGCGTTCAAGCATTTCTTGTCGCATCGCACCCTCTAGTGAATTCTTCCTAAAATGTTCCCATCCGTTTTCAGATGTTGCAGCGCATATCCGTCTGCCGTCCGGCGCGATCAAAAATCCTCCGTCTTCCGTTACAGCCGTTCCGTACCGGAGATTAAATTCCCCATCTATTCCTGCTCCACGGAAGCGCTTATACACGATATACTCCATGCGCTTCTCCTCATACGCAAAAGCCGGGCGCGAAGCCGATGGAATAGGACGCGTAGTCGTGGTAGACTGACCCGCCGGTGCCCACAAACACGAAAATGCCGGAGCTGCTCGCACGCGGAGAACGGAGCCACCAACGAGCGGCGGTACGCGTGCCGTTGTGCTTGTACTTGATTTTGCTATTCCCGGCGGAATAATAGGCGTACTGCGCTTGTTTGCTCGACTCGTTGCTATTCGCGTAGGAAATGCTGCCGAAAACCTCGTACTCCGAGAGGAGGAAAAAGTAATCCGTCGTTGCCGTGACCGCGCTCGCCGCCGTACTTCCGCCGCCGGTGTTGTCCGTGTACTTGGTAACGGACTTGAGGACGGCATGGAGCGCCGCCGGAATGACTGCGATAATCGTCCCGGAATAGCTCGAGAGGCTCGTCCCGCAAATGTTTGTACGCATTTGCGAGCTTTTCCATCCGCCGGAGTTGGTGTTGCTCGCGTTCATAACGAAATAGCCCGCACCCGGGGACGACCATCCGCTATCCGGGCCATATTGATTATCGCAGAAACACACGTCCGTACCGCCGGAGAGCGCGGTCTTTGCAAGCTGAAAATGGATGCGGTTTGCGCCCTCGACGCTTGCGTTATGGTTAAACCCAATGATAAATGCGTAGGTCGTGTAATTAGATAACGTCAGCGCGCCGACCGTGCCGTTAAGCGTGACCGCCTTTCGGTCGCCAATGCTCCAATAGTTTGCGCCCTGTCCCGCGTCGGAAACGGACTTGATAACGCTCCATTCGTTATTGTTGAGCGTAGACGAAACAAAAGAGAGTGTCACCTCGTAGCTGTTCGTGATGGATACGGTTTTTGTGTTGGACATTTGTCCGCCCAGCGTGGCAGATACGCTCCATGTGCCGGTTTCCGGCACGGTTAGCGTACACGTTCCGTTGACCGATGTGCCGCTCACAGACAGACTTCCTTTTGTCGCGGTAACAGTTGCACCAGATGCCACAGTTACAATGATTTGCAATTCTGTGCCGGTCTGAATGTCCTGAATGGCTGTCACAAATCCGTCCGGATAGACAAGCGAATCCGACGTGCTGCCTTTCTCCCGGATAGCTGATGCAACCTTTGTTAGGTCAGTTGTGTTTGTCAAATATTCAGCCATTAAAAGTTCACCCCATTTGCATCTGCTATTGCAACAGCTGCCCACGTCCCCTTTACTACTCGCAGAAATTTTCCATTATCAGAGGTAGTGACAGCGGGGACTTCGCGAACCGTCACAGCTCCGGTTCTCCCGTTCACGCTCGTCACGGGCGCTTCGACCAGCGCAGCCGCGTCTTCCGCGATCTCCTGCTTATCGGCCTGCGTAAAATAGTCCGTCCCCTTGACCGGCGTCTTCCCCGCTGGCCCCTGCGGCCCCTGCGGGCCAGTCGAGCCGGTTTCGCCCTTCGGCCCCTGTTCGCCCGGCGCGCCGGTCTCGCCTTTGGGCCCCCTCTCGCCGGGGTTGCCCTTTGCGCCGTCTGCTCCTGGATCGCCCTTCTCGCCGCGCGAAGGCTTTCCCGTGTCAGTCGTCCCGAGATACCAGTTGCCATTTGTGCCGATCGTCGGCGTCACGCCATTTGCGCCTGGCGCACCGTTGTCTCCGGCCGGACCCGTTGGCCCCTGAGGCCCCTTCTCACCCTGCGGACCCGTAGGTCCTTGCGGTCCAGTCTCGCCCGGTTCGCCCTTTGCGCCGGGATTGCCTTTGTCTCCCTTATCTCCTTTCTCGCCGCGCGACGGCTTCCCGGTGTCGGTCTCGCCCAGATACCAGTTTCCATTCGTGCCGATCGTCGGCGTCACGCCGTCCGCGCCCGCCTGGCCGGTGCTGCCCGTCTCGCCCTTTGCGCCGGGGTCGCCTTTGTCGCCCTTTTCGCCCTTTGCTCCCTTGTCGCCCTTTGCGCCCTGCAGCGGTCCGTTGTTGACCCACGCCTTCGTCACGCCGTCGTAGATGTAAATGTCATAAGGTGCAGCCGCGCCCACGCCGTAGGCGTCGCCGACCTCTGGATTCTTGACCGACGCCTGCAGCGCGGAGACCGAGCCGTAATAGCCCTTGACCGTAAAGCCCGTTCCCGTATCGCCCTTCGGGCCGGTTGGACCTGCCGGGCCCTGCGGACCGGTATTCCCCTGCGGGCCGGTTTCTCCCTGCGGGCCAGTTGCGCCCGTGTCGCCCTTCTCGCCTTTCTCTCCCTTTTCGCCGGGTTCCCCCTTCGGGCCAGTGTCGCCGGTCGCGCCCTTCGGGCCTTCCGCGCCGGTCGCGCCGGTGTCGCCCTTCGGCCCCTGCTCGCCCTGCGGGCCTGTCTCGCCCTTTGGCCCCTGCGAGCCGGTTTCTCCCTTCGGGCCCTGCGCGCCGGCAGGTCCGGTCTGTCCCTGTGGCCCCGCCGGTCCCGTCTCGCCCTTCGGCCCCTGCGAGCCGGGTTCCCCCTTCGGGCCCTGTGCGCCGGCAGGTCCGGTCTGCCCCTGCGGCCCCGCCGGTCCCGTCTCGCCCTTCGGCCCCTGCGGGCCCATGACCGAGCCGAGGTCTATCACGCTGCCGTCCGTCAGCGTGAAAATCAGCTTCCCCGCGTCCGTTACCTCCACGGCCTTCACCCCGCGGGAGATCAGCCCGCCGATCGTCACCGTGATCTGATTTGGAATTTCTACCCTCATACCTGCTCCTTACTCCACGAACGCCCGATTCCCGCTCGCCAGCGTCGTCTTGTCGCCGTGCGTGTACCGGATATCGTAGGTGTACTTTCCCTTCGTGAATTTTGCCGTGACCGTCGCGTCGAAGTTCAGCGTGACCTGGTCATTCTCCACCTTCGCAAAGCTGAACGTGTGGACGGTCTGCCGCGTATCGTCCAGAAACACGACCGCCATGCTGTCCGTCGTCCCGATCGTGACGGCCTCGCCGTCCTGGTCCTTCAGGTCGAACCGCAGCACGATCGAGAACGTGTCTCCCTCGTACCATCGCAGCACCCCTTTGTCGATCCTCGGGCTCGGATAAGCCCCCGGAATTGGCGTCGCCATACCGCATCCCTCCTTTTCATCCAGTGTAGCAGACCCCCGCGCCGGATTCACCCCACGCGCAGCGCAACTTCCGCTTGCCATTCCCTCCCGCCGGTGCTATACTGGTTCCATCAAATACAAGGAGGCTTCCCCATGCTCGACGAAAAAGATATTGAGAAAATCCAATCCATGATCGACCAGGCCAAAGACGACATGCTCAAGCAGTCCGCAGCCAACACCCGCGTCATCATCGAGAGCAGCGTCATGAAAAAGCTGGACCTCCTGATTGAAGGCCAGCAGTCTCTTCTCGAGACCCTTGCGCCGAAGAGCCGCGTCGAAGAACTCGAAGAAGAGGTCTCCTTCCTCAAATCCGTCGTCCACCTGCACAGCCAGCGCCTCGCGGAGCTGGAAAAAGCGCAGTAACTCCAAAACCGAAGGCCGGGGCATCCGCCCCGGCCTTCTTGTTTTACTTGCTGTCTTCCAGCCACTTGTCAATATCCTTGGACTTATCCGCCCGGTTGAACCCCAGTGCCACATAGGCCGCCAGCAGCTTCTCCTTGAGCTTCTTCCGTTCCTCAGTCGAGGCCGCGATGTACTGCGGCTTGTACGCCTTCGTGATCTCACTGCCGATATCGCCCTTCTCGGCTCCGTGGTCGAAGTATTCCTTTGCCGCCGCTTTCAGATCCCCGCCATCTTCAATGGTTTGCAGGATCTTGCCGTACTTCGTATAGTCCTTCCCGCCGGTCCACTCCTTGTAGAGCCAGTACGCCTTGTTCTCATCCTCGGCGTAGTCGTTCGCAAGGATCTTCTGGATTGCCTTCTCCTGCGTCACGGTCCCGGCGGCGACGGCGTCCTTGAGATCCTGCTTCTGCCTCGCTTCCTGCGCGTCCTGGATCTTCTCGTTCATGTAGTCGATCCGCTCCTGCGTGCTCTTCGGCTCCATCTCCGCCTTCTGCGTATCCCCGGCAAGGACCTGATAATAATACTCTGCCTTCGCCGCGTCGCTGATATCATAGGCCTTCAGCAGCATCATCTTGTCATAGTTCTTCTCCAGCTTCCGCGCCGCCTGGATGAACGCATAGGTCTCCCGCTGGTCCTCGCCTCCCTCGGTCATGCCCTGATAGGCGGCGGTCTCCTTCGCGGATAGCGACTTGAACCCGCTCTCGACCCAGCTCTGCGCCTCTTCCGTCGCCGTCTTGCCGAACAGCAGCGCCTGTGCCCAGCTCTTCGCCCGGTCGGCTGCGTTGTCGTTGTACACAGGATACTGTAAAATGTCGCGGCCCTCGTTGTCCACTGTGTAGCTGCCGCCTCGAGCTGCCGCCGTCGCGCCCTGATACGCCTTGCGGATCTGTCCGCCGCCGAACGGCGTCGCCAGATACAGGCCCGGCTTCAGAAGCTCGTTTCCGATGGTCTGTGCCTTCTTCGCAGGCGCCATGTCCTCGTTCTTTGCCAGCAGCGCCTTCTCGATGTTTCCGAGGTTCGGGATGGCCGACGCGACCGCGATCCTGCCGCTGTCAATGTCCAGCCCCAGCGCCTCATCCACGCCGAGGATCGTCAACGCCTGCGTGCCCGGGAACTCAGAAATGATGTTCCCCTCAAGGTTCTTGATCGCCTGATACGTGCCCGGCTTCTCCTTCGTGAAGTCCCATTTCCCGGATGCTGCCGCCTGCACCGTGTTTGGCAGCTGATACCCCGTGAAATCTCCGACCGTATCATTGATGATATCCAGCGGATCCAGCGCCGCGCGCCTGCCCATAATGCTCTCGTAGAACTCATTGTAGATCCACGCGCCGATGAGGAATTTGAACATCGCCTTGGCTAGTGCCGCCACGCCCTTCTTCCGCTCCTCCTGCGCCATGTCCTTGAAGATCCAGCTGAGCTCATTGTTTACCTCCAGCTGGAACTGCGTGAACAGCTTCACCAGCGGGTTCCGTGCAGAGTACAGCGTCGGCGTCGAGCCTTTGCTGCGGTCTGCCATGACGCCGGAGGCAAACTGGTCCGCCTCCTGCATCGCGCTCGTCTCGCTCATGCCCCGCCGCAGATTCTGGTAATACCGCGCACGGACGACACTTCCCGTCGTAAACGTGTCGATGGATTCCATCAGCCAACCTGCACCGGCGGAGACTTTATCCATCGTCGTCTCGGCCAGCCGCCCGTAACCGCTGCGGTTGTTGATAAACGTCGACACAGAATCCAGCCCGTCAGCGGTCTTGTAGTTTTTCAGCGTATCCCACATGCCGCGCAGCACGTCCGCCGTCGACACCTGGCTCCACGCCTGTGTGATCGGAATGAAGTTCGTGAGCGCCGATCCTACGTTTGCCGCGACCATGTTCGCGCCCACGCGGGACTCGAATTTCTTCATGACGTTGTAGAATCGTCTCCCAAACGTCTTCTCCATGCCCCGGTCGAGCCGCGACTTCTTTCCCGCCAGCAGGTTCGTGTATTCGTCCAGCTCATCCACGAAGTTGGAAAGCCCATACCGTCCTTCCTTCGTCAGGTTCGTCACCTGCTCGTTGGCTTCGTCCGGGTTGAGGAACGGGTTCATCATGATCGCGTCGATCCGCTGTTTCAGCCCTTCGTCCGATGCCCGATACCGGATCTGCGTCGCCAGCGCCCGCAGCCGCTGAATGTCCGCCGTGTGGAAAATCACGTCCGTCGCGACCTCGATATACCGGTCAAAGCCCTGTAGCGCGTCATACGCCGTCGCGTAGCCGAGTCGGTTCTGGATGTTCGCCATATACCGGATTCCAGGTTTGAAGTTTGCCGTGAGGCCGTTGATCGTCGCCGGCAGCGGCGACACGTCCCCTTCGATCCCGGCCGCCCTTGCGAACTTCTGCAGAATGCTGCCGCCTTCCTCGTTCTCCTGGAAGTGTGGGAAATATCCCTGCAGATAATTGACCGGCTCATAGCCGTTCTCAATGCGCACCCGGTTCATATCCTGGAACAGCTTGTCGTAGACCTCATGGAAAACCTTCACGGCTGCCCGCACCTTGCCGAGATCCAGATTCGGGTTTTGCTTCTCGAATTCCTGAATCGCCGCGTTCCACTCGTCAAACGTCATCCCCCCGCGCCTTTCGACACGCGGATGCTGCTTGAGATAGTCCCGGTTGAATTCCGCCTCGCCCAGCCACTGCACCGCATAGCTCTCGGATACCAGATTTCCCTTCCGTACCTGCCGGTCGAGTCCCAGCTCCCGGATCCGGTTCTGCTGCTGCACGAGGTAATTCTTTCGCTTGCTCTCGTTTTCGTGTACGGGCCAGAAATACTTGTTTATAAAAGCATTGGCCTTTTCGTCAGAGACCTTGCCCTTCCGCGCGATATCCCGGATGTTTCGCTCCATCGTCTCGCGCTGGTACTGGATCCCCATAACCTTGTCGACCCACTTGACGGCCTCTGCTTCCGTCAGCGCCTGCTCGGCAAAGTCCCGCAGCCCCTGCTTGCGCTGCGCGTTCCATGCCTTGAGCTTCAGCGCCAGCATATCATAGTCAGCCTTTGCCTCGTAGACCTTCAGGATCTGCTGCCCGTTTTCCAGCCCTGCCACATAATCCGGGCTTGTCTCCCCGCGCAGCAGCCGGTTCACGATCTTCTGGTCGGCTTCCGTCAGCAGCGTCTTGCTCTGTGCTTTCTCGACCACTCGCCTTGCATCCTTCAGCTGCGCCCACATCTGCTTCGTTTCTTCCGCTGTCTGCGGAATAGCAAGCTTTTCTTTGGCCTTGTTCTGCGCGTCCAGATACCGCTGCGCCACGCGCAGCCCGCTCGTCAGCCGGTCAATGGATTCCGTGAAATTCGCCTGCTGCCACTTCTTGAAGCTCGCCGCCTGCGCCCCGTAGTATTCATCCAGCGTCTTCTGTACCTTCTGAATGCCGCGCGCCACATCGTAGATCTGCATCAGCTGGTCGCTCGGCGCGGTAATGTCTGCCGGGAACAGCTCCGGCGCCATCTCCTGCAATTCCTGATAAAACGAGTCGACTGCTCTGCCGTCTTTCCCAAGCGTCAGCGTACCAAACGCCGCCCTGCGGAACAAATTCCAGTCTGCAATGTTTTTCTGATCGTACTCAGAAAGCGTCAGCTTTGTTCCCTTGATGAGCGATTTCAGATCTCCGTACTGCTCGATATATTGCTGGTCCTCTTCCACGCCCGCCTTGTAGGCCGTTTCAAAGAGATCATTCAGCTTCGCCCGGTCAAGCTGCCCGTCCGTAAAGAACGACCGCAGCGCCTCCTCGGCCATCGGCTGCAAAACCTCCCGCTTCGCCTGCCCCGGCACGCTCAGATTCTCCGCCAGCTCGTTTACCAGTCCGGACTCCAGCCGCCGCACATACTGCGCCGCCTTCTCCCCCATCAGATCCCGATACCGCCCGTCCTGCGCGGACATTTTCCCCTTGACAGTTTCTCCCGTTTTGGATATACTGTTTTTAGAAGAACCTGCGTCGGCGGCGTTTTTGCCGTCAACCCCGGCAGTGAAAGTCCGGGGGGCGTCGGTTCTTCTTTTTTTGAGTGAGAAGGTATAGACGAAATCACCATCATCCCGTTCCATGACGTCCAGGTTGAAGTCGTAAACGCCATTCCGACCCGGCTGTGCATCATCGACATAGTTGATTGCATTTACGAAGTAATGCCAGCGCTCCGAACTCTCGTGCATCCGTGTCTGTTTGAACTCGCCTTTGCTGTTTTCATATCTGGATTCATTCGCAATTTCCCAGATATCATTTGCAAGGTTCAGCGTAATCAGGCGCTCCGTTCTGTTCCCGCGCCGGTTTCCATATGCCATTTTTCCGGCAAACCTCTCCCCGTTCGCTTCCCCGTCGAATCTGGCCGTGATCTGCCGCTCCTTGCCATCCTGCAAAATGGTCAGCTGTAGCGGCTTCTTTGCCCATACATCCGTAATCAGGCGATACATATAGGTCTTCTTTTCTTCCACCGTCATATTGCTGCCGAAATCGCTCTTATACGTTTTCAGTCCGTTTTCTCCACGCCCGACCATACTGTATTTCGCCGGTGGCGCTCTCGCGCTGCCGGATTTTTTCTGCCACTGGCCGACCTCGACCTTCACGTCCGCGCGCAGCTGGTTCGTGCCGTAGTCCGTGCGGTTCATGCCGGCGTAGGTATCCGCGATGATCTCCTCGACATAGGCGTCCGTGTCGTCGCCGTAGATCCCGGCGTAGGCGTCCACGTAGCTTTCGATCATTGCCTTTGTGATCTTGCCCTCGCCCACCAGCCGCTTCTGGATCTTCTCCGCCATCTCCGGCCAGCGCTTGACAAGCAGGTGATATCCCTCGTGCTTCGCCAGCTCGAACGCAGAATACTCCTCGCTGTCCGCCCGGATGAGCACGGAGCCGTCCTCCGTCACGGCAGCGTCCGCATAAAACGTCTGCCCGTCGATCTCCTGCGTCAGCTGCCCGGTGAAGAACCGCGCGTTCTGCACGCCCATCGACCGGAAGAACTTTGACGCCGCCTGGATATCCTCGCTTCTTCCCTCCTGCCCCTTCGGCATGACGCGCACTTTTTGCGTGTTGTTCTCCCCGAAACCGAGCTCCGAAAGCGTTACTTCATCCCAAGCTTTTGCGAGATCTCGCGCACCCTGCGCTCTCTTTCTTCCGGCGTCAGCTCTTTGCCGCTGCGCTGTGCTTTGGCGAACGCCTCCAGCCTGTCCTTCGGCACGCTGACCAGCCTGCCCGACTTGTCCTTCATCAGTAGTCTCGATACTGCCATTGTTTACCCCTTTCTGCCCTGCGGCAAGGCCCGCTCGATAGGCGGCTGCCGCCACGTCCTGATTCATTCCCTCTGCATAGCGCATCGCCCGCTGCTCACTCGCGCCGAGTCTGCCCTGCTCATAGACCTGTCCGAAGCTCTGCGCATACTGCTCCGCCGGCATGCCCGTCGTGTTCCCGTTCAGAAAATACGCCGCCGTCTGCTCGTCGTAGCCCGCTCTCTGGGCCTGCGTCTGCAGATACTGTTCCTCCTGCTGCAGCGCGGCTTCATCGAGCGCCTGCTCCGCGTCCGCCGTCTGCCGCTGGGCATACTGCACCGGATCCAACTCTCCCATGTTCTCTGTCCCCGGAATTGGTGCAAATAAGCTGTCCTGGTCGTACTGCCGCTGCGCCGCCTGCTGGGCCTGCTGAACGGCCTGTACAGACTGTTGTGCGCGGCTCTGTTCCTGCTCCTGCTGATATTGCTGTGCAAGCCTCTGGTTTTCCTGTGCTGTCTCCGCAGCGCTCTTGTAGATCTGGACCGTCTTCTCGTCCGCCTCGGCCTGTGCCTGCTCCTGCCGGGCCTGTTCCTGCAGCTGCTCGAGCCGGGTCAGCGTCTCCGGCACGCGCGGCTCCTGTCCTTCGTCCACTGCAGCCTGCTGCTCCTTCGCCACCTCGCGCAGCGTGTCCTCCACGGCCTTCTGCGTCACCTCGCCTCCATCGTCCACGGTCTGCTGCAGTCCCTCGGCCAGCTGGTGCGCCTTCGTGCCCTTTTCCTGCGCCATGCCATAGTCGATGACGTCCTGCACTTCGCCCGCCTCGATGACCGCTCTGGCCGTCTGCGTGACGTTTGCTTCTGTAATAACGCGATTCACACCAGCATAAGTCCCTGCCATCGCAAGGCCGGACAGGCCGCCCGCGAGGAACGAAAGGCTGTCTTCTTTTGCGAAGTCTCCGACCATCGCCGCCAGCGCCTGCGCCGGCGTCCTGCCCTCTGCGATATAATTTGCGTAGGCCGTCATGACCTCACCCCGGTCATGCTTCGCCACCACGTCGTACGCACGGTTTAACCAGTTGGACGCGATCTCTTCCGCGCCTTCCGACGCAAACGACCGCAGTGCCTTCCTCCACACGGCCTTCCCGCTCAACATGTTCTCGATGATATCGCCCACAGAATACTTTTCCGTGAAGCCCTCGATCGCGCCCTCGACGATACCGTCGACCAGCGCGTCCGCGTTGGACTTGCCGTTCTGGATCCCCTCATACACGGAGTCCGCCGCGACCTGCGATCCCATCACCCAGTTCATCGTCTCCGCGACCGCGTCCTTCGCCCCCGCACCGGCCACGCCGCCAAAGGTTCCCACGAGCCCCGTCGAGACCGCCATGTTGACCGCGCTGTCCAGCGCCGACGTGCCCGCCTGATAGAGGAACTGCCCCGTCGGGTTCATATTCTGCATCACGCTCTGCCGAATGCCGGAGGACAGGCGCGACGCGTTGTACGCCGGGCTGTAGATGTTCGTCGGCATATCCTCGTTTTGATATCCGCCCGCCCACTTCGGCAATACGCCGCGCAGCGACTCCACATTGCCCAGTGCCTTCCCCGGCGCCAGCGCCGCAGAGAACAGCGTTGCCGCAGCTTTCCCCGCGAAGGATCCGCTTCCCATCTCCTGCGCCGCCTGGTCGAGCTTCTGCGCGTTGTCGTAGTCGTCCAGCACCTTCTGCCATTCCGCCAGCCGCTTGAGCGTGTCGTCGCTGTAGCCTTTTTCGTTGAGTGCCGTCTTCGCGTCGTACTTTGCATACGCCCGCACCTGATATCCGTTCAGTTCCTGCCCGCGGTACTGCCGGAGCAGATTCTGGTCTTCCTCGCTCAGGTTCCCGATCGCCTCCTGTGCCCGGGCCAGCACGCTCTGGCTGTCGACCTGCGCCTTGCGCTCCTTCAGCACGTCGATCTCGTTCTGCAGCTGCGTCACGCTCTTCCCATTTTCCGAAAGCCCGGTCCCGGAGAAATGCGTGTCCGCCTGTTCGATCTCCAGCGCCTCGATCTGCTTGTCCAGCTCCTGCGACGTCCGCCGCATCCCGCGCACCTGATCCCGTTGCACGGTCTGCGCCGCTTTTGCACGCCGGTTCTGCGCATCCACGTCCCCCCGCACCTGCTGCGTGGCCGGCGCAAACCGGCCGGCCAGCAGTGCGCTCTGTCCCTGCAGCGCCAGTGTCCCAAGCTTCAGCCCCTGCGCCGCCTCCACGCCGCGCAGATAATTCTGGTACGTCCCGTACTGCGTCTGCATCGCGGAAGACCGGCTATATTCCTGCTGCGAGACCTTCCCGCTGATAGCCGCCCCCGCATTCTCCGTCTTCTTCTCCCCGCTCGCCCGGCCCTTCAGCGCGGCCCCCGGCTCGATCTGCGCAAGCTCCGCCTCCCGCACGGCGTTCTGGTATGCCATAAACGCTGCATACTGCTTATGCAGCGGATCGTCTACGGTCGTCTGCGTGCTCTGCGCGTTCTTCCCGTAGTCCGGGTTCGGCAGGCCGTACTTGCTCGCGATCTGGATCTGCTTCTGGTTCAGCGTGATTCTTCCGCCGCGATAGGCGGAGGGAGCCTGCTGTGTGCTGGCTCCCTGTCCGCTGCGGATGCTCTCTGCAATCCGCTTTTGTTCCTCTGTCAGTGTGATTCGTCCCATGCTTCCCTCCGTTACCGCTGCCGTAGATACGTCGCGCCGTAGTATTCCAGATACGCCTTGAACGTATTGGACTCCAGCGCATTGTAGCCCTTGCTGTTGAGGTAGTTGTCCAGCGTCCGGCTGTCCAGATATACATTCGGGTTCTTTGCCCGGTACGCCTGCGCCGCTTTTGCAAGCGTGTTGTTCTTCTTGTCGCTCAGCTTTGAAGATGAACTGCTTCTCCCACCGCCGCCTCCGCCGCCGGATTTCTTCGCCGCGGCCTGCTCCGCCGCCAGCGCCTGCAGGTAGGCTGCGTTCTCGTTGTTTGCCTTCTGCGCCCAGTAGTCGAGCATCGTCGCCCACTGGCTCTGGTCCAGCGACCGTTCCGAGTTGTACGCGCTCCGCGCATCCGAAAGATCCGAATAATAATCGCTGACCGTATCCCGGTACCGGCCGTAGTCTGTATCTTCCCGACCCTTCACGAGACTGTACTGGTTATAAAGGTCCGTCCCCTCATCCTGATACCGCTGATATGCCTGCTGCTGCAGCTGCGGCACGATGTCGTTGAGGTTCTGCAGATACGCGTTGTACGCCTGCTGGCCCACCTGCTCACCGTAGGTTGAGCCATAGCCGCCCGTGAGTGCCGCCGCCTGCCCCATCGTGTCCTGCATGGCAAGCCGCCCGAGACGCTGGTATTGCTCCCTGTACTGCTGGTACAGAGGATCTGTCCCCATGTCATAGCTGAATTTCTTCCGGTTCCGGATCTGGTCATACAGGCTCGTCAGCTCATCGTCCCATCGCGACTGATACGCGCCCGGCTTGCTGGCCTTGACCTGCTCCAGATACGCCTGCGCCGCCTGCACGCTGCCCGACGGCGTGTACCCGCTCTCCAGCCCGTTCAGCTTGCTTCTCGTGTAGTCCGACACGCCGGACATGGTGTAAGGGCTGTTCCTGGTCTGATAGCTGCCGCCGTAGTTCCTCGTCGTCTGGTTCTTGTTCACCAGCTGCGACTGGTAGCTGCCGTCCGCGTTCACGCCCGTGATGCGGTACGTGCCGCCGCCGGTCACGACCTCGTCGCCGGTCGAAAGCCCAGCCGGGGCCCTGCCGCCCGACTCTACTCGATATACGCTCATAGTCTCACCGCCTTAAAGCTTGAAATGTGTCGCGTACTGCTTCGGCATGTACGCCTGATTGTAGGCATTGAAATACCCCTGATAGTAGCTGTTGTACTTCGCCGCCTCGTTCGCATACTTCGTCGTCTCCCCGTTGGCGTCGCAGATCTTCATCCCCAGATACCAGCGGTAGATCTCATCATACGGCCACGGGATCAGAAGCTGTGTCTCTAAGTCCACGTCCTCCCCATAGCCCGTAAACGGCTCCGGTTCCTTTTCGTGCTCGTGCGTACAGATGATATCCCGATACACGATCCCGTCCAGCTCCGACAGCCACCGGACCTTATCCGGCGTCTCGTACTGGTTCGGCAGTAACCGGTCGACCGTCTCGATCGCTTCCCGAATTTTCATTTTTCCTCCTTACCAAAAGAAGGGGCATTTCTGCCCCTTCCTCTGCTTCCTGCCGTCATGGGCATTCACTTGTCAGTTGTCCGCCTGCGCGCGGCGGAAGGCTTCCTCCTCCGCCATCCGCGCGTTCATCAGGACTTCATACACCGGCAGCGGGACCTGCACGTCCTTGCCCTTCGGCACCATGAACGTCCGGCCGTTCACCGCCACGAAGCGGCTCTGCTCCTCGTTCTCCTGCCCGCGGGGCAGGTAGATCGTCTCCATGACGTTCCACACGTCTTCCGGGTTTGCCTGTACAGCCGCCGCGGCGGTCTCTTTCGTTGCCATGCTATGTGCTCCTTTCTCAGTTCGCCTCGTCCGTGCCGGAGTATGCGCTGCAGCTCTCCACGCGGACCATGCGGTCCTCGTACAGCAGCTTCGCCGCCATCTCGGCCTTGTAGCCGACGGTCGAGAACTGGTTCAGCGGGCCGCCGATCTCGTCCTTACCCTTGACGATCATCTCAAGATTGCCTCCCTCCGGGTCGATCATCTTGTATGCGTCCTTGCCGAGGAACAGCGTCGCGTACACGCTGTAGTAGACCGCCGGGTTTCCGTCAGCCGCTGCAGTCTTGACCGGGCAGGTCGAGTTGTTGAAGATCTTCGCTTCCGTCGTCTCGACAAACCGGACGCCGTGCAGCTCGCCGATCTCACCCGAGAACAGCGGCGTGACGTCTGCATACTTGTGCGCCTCGACCCATGCGTCCGAGGACCGCAGGTCGTATGCGACCGACGGATGGATGATCGCGACATACTTGCCGTCGATCTTCGGAGCCTTCATCTTCTTCAGCGTCGTCACGGCCTTGTTGACCTCGTCCGGCGTCAGCTTCGCCGTCAGGTCGAGGCCTGCGCGGCTGGTGACTGCCGTATGCGCGCCGCCCGCTGCGACCTTGTCGCAGTACTGCACGTTCGAGCCTGCCACGACCGCGTCGCGCACGCGCTTGTCGATGGACGTGCCGGCGGAAGCGCCGAGTTCTTCGGTCGCACCCAGGATGACGTTGTCCAGCGCATGCAGCTCCAGCTGGTCGGAGACCGTCACGTACAGGCCGATCTGCTTGATCGCGCCGGTCGTGCTGGTCTGGCCCATCTTCTGGCCGGTCGGGATGACGCCTTCGGTCAGCTCCTCCGCGTCCTTCAGCGTGTTCCACTTGCGCCACTCGACGGTCTTGCCGTGGTTGCGCGGCAGCGCCTGACGGCCTGCCAGCTGCGCATGCACGAGGTTCGGCCGTGCGTTCTCGAGCAGCTGCGTGTCGTAGAACGTCTTCATGGTCGGCGCGAGCGTGTCGTTGCCGCTGAATGCGGTCGTCTGGCCGGTGCCTGCGTTTACGTAGTTGCCGGTCGCGTTGACGAGCGTACCGGCGTCAGCAAAATACTGAAATCCGACTTTGGATTCAAACATAGCTTCTTATCTCCTTTCTCAGGGGATCACTCGTTCCCCTCTTGCCGCGCGGCGGCGCATGTCCTCCACCTCCGCGCGTGACCAGTGTGTTTTCATCGGGACGTTCTCTCCGCCCGCAGCGCCGGAGCCGATCTCCTGCGGCCGCGCGCCCTGCGCCTGGATGGTCCGCATGACGTTCTCCCGCGCCTGGTTCGCCACCAGCTGCGCCTGTGCCTGTGCGATCTCCTGCTGGTGGATGACCTCATAGGCCGTCTTCGGCGGAACGCCCGCGCCCATGAGCCGCGCAAAATCCGGGTTCTGCATCTCGGTCTCAAAGTCCGCGCCGTACCGCGCCGTCACATCCCGGGCAAAGTCTGCCTGGATCCCGGCAAAGGCTTCTCGCATCTGGTACTCCTGCAGCTGCCGCCGCATGGCCGTATTCTCGGCCCTGCCGGCGTACTCCTTTTTGAGGGCGTCCGCCGACATGCCCTTTTCCATGGCCTCCGCGCTGTAAAGCCGCTCGTCAGCGGAAAAGCGCTGTGCCAGTGCCGCGAAGTCCGTCTTCCGCGGGTCCGACGTGTCGATCCCGTAGAGCGCGCCCAGCTGGTCGATGATCGGTGCCATCGCCTCGGCCTGCCCCTTGTACTGGTTCAGCCCGCGCACGCGCTGCTTTACGACCTTCTGCACCGCAGAATCAAAGTCCTGCTTGTACCTGCCCCGGATCAGACTGTCAAACGTTTCTTCCTGTGTACCCTGTCCCTGAGCGTCGGGGACGTTGGCCGGCTGCTGCTGCACCTGCGCCTGTGCAACTGCCTCCTGCCCGCTCTGCTGACCGGCGACGTCAGCTGCGCCCATGGTCTGAGCGCCTGCGCCCGTGAATTCGCCTTCCATGCTGTAAATTCCTTTCTGGCGTTTATTCTAAAATCATCGTAGCACAATCTTTTCCCAACTTCACCCCACGCCAGCCAGAAATAATCTCGCCGGAATGGGCCGCCGCAAGCGGCGGCTCTTATCCTCTGAGATCATTTCTTCCTTTCCGACGCGCAAGCTGAGCTTGTGCGTCGGTTCTTATCCCGGCTGCGTGCTTTCTTCCGACTTTTTGCGCGCATTCTCCACGATCTTCGGCTCCTGCGTCTCGCCTGTGCTGATCTCCGGCTTCTCCGCTGCCGCGGCGCTCGCCTGCGGGACGGCCTGTCCGCCCTCCTGCAGGATCTGCTGCGCCAGCCCCTCACCCATGACCGGATCGTACCGGTCTGCCAACGCCAGCGCCAGCTGCTGCCACTCGACCAGCCGCTGCTGCAGGTCCGCGTTCTCCTGGACCTTCTGGATGATTGAGTCCTTCCCGTCAAAGTCCATCATGTCCAGCGTCGCAAGCGTCTGGTCCACCATCTGTGGGTTGAAGAACCCCAGCTGGAAGAACTGCAGCGCCAGCTCGTTCTGCGCCATGGACGCGTACTCGCTTGCCTTCTGCGCCGAGACCTCAATGTCGAAGACCGGTTTCCGCAGCCCGTCCGGCTGTCCGTTCGCGCCGTAGAGCGTCTGTGGCTGCAGCCCCTGATTGCTGTACTGTACGAACTGCTCTGCCCCGCGCTTCCCGATGATCCGGAACTGCCGCGGCAGATCATAGAACTGCCGGATCCGCTCAATGACCATCCGGATCATCCGTGCGTAGGCCCGGTAAGCCGACTTTGTGGAGTCCTTGCTGCTCCGGCCGGACGCTTCCTGCAGCGCTGCAATGGCCGAGGCCGCCGTCACGCCGGAGTTTGTCGCGCCATTGTTGACGTCCGTGTTTCCCGTTGTCCACTTGAGCTCTTCAATTTTGTCCCGCAAGATCGCAATGTAATTGCTGCTGATCATGTTCACCTGGATCGGAACCAGACTGTCCTGCCCCAGATTCCCGTCCACATGCACGAACGGCTTCGTCCAGTCCGCGAACTCCTGCTCGTTGACCGACCCGTCCGACCGTTTGAACCACCGAGGCGTCGTCGCCATGATCGCGTTCTTCACGATCGCCTGGTTCATCCGGTCGATCTGCTCCTGCGTCGACTTGCCGATGTCGATATACCCATACCCGGCAATGCTGCCCTCCACCGGGAACAGCGCGTCAACCACAAACGGGTATTCCCCGTCGTCATACAGCCCCGTCTCGGCCATGGGCCGCCCGGCCGGCTGCTGCACAATGCTTCCGTCCGGCAGCGTCAGCGTGTCATATTTCTGTTCCGTATCGTTCTCCGTCGACTGCAAAACCGTATCGCCCACCAGCTTCGCAAAGTGCAGCACCTGCCGTCCGTTCTGATATTTCTTGTAATACCAGTCCACCACCATCGACTTGTTGTCAAAATTGATGACGTCGTCCGTGTTGTACTTCTGCTGCACCTGCTGCTTGGAGTTGAGTTTTCCCTGCAGCTCCGGGTACTTCTCGACCAGCAGATCGTTGTCCACCATCTCCGTTAGGAAGATGTTCTTCGACTTCTGCAGATCCCGGACGCCCGGCTCCCAGAAGAAAGACAGAATATCCACCGGCTGCACCGAGATATCCCCGAGGCCGTTCAGCTTCGAAGAATCCCACTTCACGTGCCAGATGAGCGTGCCCTGCTTGAGCTTCGTCCACTGGCTGTCCGAATAGACCTCTTCGAAGTCGTTCTGTTCCAGAATGACCGGCAGCACCGAGGAAAGCTTCGCCGCCTCCTCCCGGTCGTCCGGTTCCCGCGGGCGGATGGCCGGGGCCGGATAGGCCGCGATCGCGTCCGCGTGCTTGCCCATGATGACGTTGAAGAGCCACGCCGACGTCCACTTGTCATCCTCCGGGTTTCCCTTCTGGATCCGCTGCCAGCTGCGCATGCGCCACCAGTCCTCCGACGCAATAACCCGCGCCTCCAGCGCGCTCTTGCCCTGCCGGTATTTCTGCAGCGTGTCCATGGCCTTTCTTGCCTGCTCTTCGCCGATGGCCTTTCGCACCGTCGGCCCGCTCGCCGTGTCATTCTGCATGGTCGTCTGCATCTGCTCTGTCTGCATTGTCCGCTTCCTCCTTCCGCAGGTCTTCCGCCGTGAGTCTTGCCACTTCGTTCTGGATCCCGTCCAGCACAAAGCCCACGATGACCGGCGGCAGCCCCGCCTCGTTGATGGCCTCGATCAGCCGCCCCCGCAGCTGCACCACTGCTTTTGTGATATTCATAGCTCCTCCTATCCGTTATAACTGCTGATTGCCCGGTTGAGCGCTTCCTTGAGCGCAGAATAGCTGTTTGCAAAGTACGTCGCTTCCAGCTTCGTCTCTGCCGATACCGTGCTGACGCTTCCCGCGCCTGCCAGATTCCCGATGGCGTTTGCCGCCTCGTTGTAGATGGCCGCCGTGATCGTCTGCCCGGCGTAGGCCGTCGTGAAGGAAATGCTCCCGTAGCCTCTGGCGGCCCGGACCTCGTTGATCTTTGCCGTCAACCGGTTCCAGCTCGCCGCCGTCAGGTATGTCACGGCCTTCCCCGCCGCGATATACGACGCATCGTCGCTCGTCCACGCGAAGGCCGCGATCTGTGCCTTCGTCTCGCCGGATACGGTGTTGGACGTCTTCGAGTCCGTCCCGGCCTTGTTGACGATCCAGAAATAATACGTCGTGCCCGGTTCCAGCCCCGAGACCGTCACCGGCGAGCTGCCGATCGACTGCGATCCGATCGCCGTATAGCTCGTCTTTCCCCAGTAGAGTGTCCAGCTTCCGTACCCGCCGCCGTTTTTGTCCCACGTGACCGTCGCCGTGTTCTTCGTCAGCGTGACCCCGCTGATGTATGGTGCGACTGCCGTGATCTTCGTCTTGTAGTACACGCGCACGGCCTGCCCGCTCGTAATGGGGATCGTCTCCGTCGCCGCGTGATTTGTCGCATACCCTTCCGACGCGAGCCTGAAATACTGGAATTCATACTCCTGCGAATACGTCTGGTACTGCGTGCCGGACATAGACAGGAAAAACGTATTGCCGATCGTGCCGGAGACGGACCCGTCTGCCAGCGTGTGCTGCCCGTCCAGGTAGTTGTAGATCGGAATCGTCGTGGTCTTGCTCTGGTAGTAGACCTTTACGGTCTGCCCTTCCTGGATGGGGATCGGGTAGTTCGCTCCATGCTCCGTGTTGTAGTTCTGCGACGAGAGCCGGAAGTACAGGAAATGATACTGCTGCGAGTACGTCTGATACTGCGTGCCCGCGGCCGAAATGTAAAACGTATCTCCGATATCGCCTTTGAAGGACCCGCTCGCCAGCTGCGTCAGGTTATCCAGGAAGTTTAGAATGCTGACCGTCGCCTGCGAGGTCGACTGTGCCAGCGTCCGCACGCTGATGGAGTTTGTCTCGGCGACAAGCGCCCCCGTGCTGCTGTTGTAGATCCGCACGCGGCAGATATACAGCGTGTCCGGTGTCAGCCCAGTAATGACCCTGTGGGCCGTTGTCGTGCCCGCAGTCGAGTCCGTCACCGTCGCCATGACCTGTCCCGCAAGAATATATTCATATTTCCGTTTGTACTTCGTCGTTGACGACATACCGGATACCGTCAGCGTGATACTTGTCGGCGTACCCGATGCGCCGGACAGCGTTGCCATTCAGCCAGCCCCCCTTATCCGAACACCGGCGTAATGCCGCTTACGCCGCCGGAGGCGGTAAACCGGATGCTCCCGTCCGATTTTATCTGCATGCTGGCCGTCCCCGCCGCGTTCTGAAGATACACATCACCGCTCGTCGACCGCACACGCACCGCCGGACCGGACAGGTCGACCGCATAGGCTGCCGAGCTGGAGGACGTAAACTGCAGACTGCCCTCCGCGCCGCCGATCGTGCCGTTCGAGAAGTTTGTGCCCGCGATCTCAAGACCGTTGTTGATGATGTTGATCTCATCCATGATCTGCTTGAGCTTCGTCTGGATGCTCGTACCGTCGAGCTTCAGATCCGTCGCGTTGATCGTTCCGCCGATCTCAGCCCCCGTGCACGTCAGCTTGCCGTTCGCGTCGACCTTGAATTTGTCCTTGATGGAAAGCCCGCTCGTGCCGAAGTACATGCTCGCGCTGCCCCCAAATTCGTTGGCCGTGCGGTAAATGCTGCTCTCCGAGATCGTCCACGGCCCGAACGTCGAATCCGCCGCCGCCGTGATCTTCCCGGACAGCACCGCCCCCGCTGCCTCCAGCGTCCCGGACGGGAAGTGGAGTTTTTTATTGCTGAGATACGCGACCTCCTGCCCGTCCTGCCAGAAGCTCACCCGGTCCGGCGTCACCGTCACCAGCTCGTTCTTCGTCCGGTCGATGACCCGTTCGCCGCCGTCCGTCACCGTCGTCTCGATGTTCCCCACGCCCACGCCGTAGACCGGCACGGCGTCCTTATAGTACAGCAGCCCCGTCTTGATATACTGCTGCGAATTGACGGAAAACTGATTGTTGACGCCCGCCGTGTAGTCATACAGCTGTTTGATGCCGACGGAATTGCCCTCGATCGTCAGCTGCGTCTTCTCGAGATACTTGCCGAAGTCCGAGATGGCGACATAGCTGCCGGACAGCTTCGTCGACCACGTCTCCGAATTTGCCGCGGCGAAGTCCGCCGTCTTGATGATGAGCGCTTTCAGCGCTCCATAGCCGGAGAGCGTCGTTTTCTTCTCCGCCTCGGAGAGGCTGTCCGCGTCGATGGCCTGCGAGATCTCCGTCAGCGTCGCCTTCGCCGACCAGTCGGCGAGGTTCAGCTGCTCGGTCACGCTGCACAGATACCGCCGCATGCTCTCCAGCTGCTCCTGCGTCGTCTTCCCCGCGATCGACGGGTATGCAAGTGTTAAAGATCCCATTATGCGTCACTCCCTGCCTCTAAAACCCGCGCCAGACTGAACAGCTTCATCTCGCCCTTCCCCGTCAGCCGGAACTTCAGATGGTCACACCGGGCCGGGCGGATGGGCAGCAGGAAGGTCCTGAGGCCTCGCCCCTCGATATGCCCGCAGTGCCGCCAGACGCCGTCGGAATCGTACTGCACCCAGAAGTCGACGCTCGACCCCTTCGGCAGCTGCATCCGCAGGTTGATCCTGGACACATACTTCTTCCCGACCAGTCCATACGTCATGATCCCCGTCTCCGCCATCCAGCCTACCGGGCCTTCCAGCGTCCCAACACTCCCGTACACGGTTTTGAGCGTCCCGTCCTCAAGGAAATACAGCTCATCGTCCACCCGCGCGAAGTCCTCTGCGTGGGTGCTGTCCTCCCGGTGCCACAGGCCCTTTCTCGTGTCGTAGACGAACAGCGACCAGTTATGGCCTTCATCCTCCATGCTGATGAAGTACTTCCCTCTGGCGCCGCCCGCGACGGCATTGTAGTAGAGCTTCGTCCCGAAGCAGCTGCCGATCTCCTGCGGCAGACTCCCGTCGTACACGCAAACGCCCATGCGCGATTTGTAATACAGCCGGTCATCCACCACGACCAGGCTCTTGCTCGACCCATTCTGCACGCCCGCGCACTTCTGCACGACCACCTGATGCGCCCCCGTCGCCGACGGATACACCCGATGGAAGCAGTCCTCCTTGAAGAAGATCGGGCTGTCCGCCAGCGTCGCCGCGCCGGTCCACTTCCCGTCCGTGCCGCAGCTCGCGCGCCATGAATCCGTCGACACGCCCTGGTAGCACTCCCAGTTCTTAAAATCGCCCAGCTTGCAGCAGTAGATCTCATTGACGGTCTCGCCGTCCGCCACACCGTACTTGCAGCCCCACAGCCGGTTCCCGCTCTCGGTGATGAAGTCCATGCTTGGGACCTTCCGGGCCGTCTTCACGGTCCCGCTCATCACCTTCGTCGTCTCGTCGACGAGGCCCACGATCACGAGGTAGCTCTCGCCCACATCGTAGAGGATCTGGCTGCCGTTGAGCTTCTCGACCTGCTCGTTCCCGGTCAGCCCCGAAAGCCGGATGCCGTCGTATTGCTGAAAGCCCTTCCCGATGCCGTTCGCGGAAAGCTTCAGATACACCGTCGGCACGGATACCCACTGGCTCGTTGCCTCCGCCCACTGCTTGAGCGTGTGGAGCTTTCCGGACGTGTCCAGCCAGTACTGCCCGTTCGACGGGCTCTCCGGCTGGCTGGCCTGCGTGTAGCTGACCGTCAGCGCCGTCCCGTCGACGAGGCAAAGAGAAATTTCCACGTTCGTGCTCGATGCGTCGACCACATTCTCCTGCCCCATGTACCCGTTGTCGGAATACTTCTCGGTGTTGAAGTAAATGCCGTCCGGGAAGATGCACAGATACGCGCCCATGGAAACGAGCTGCTTTTCTCCCGCCTTGATGTTGACCGACGGCATGTAGCTCTCCATGGAAGCGCCGTTGATATAAAGCACCTGGTTCTGCACCCAGCACAGCGCATCCTTCGCCAAGATCCCCTGCACGCCCTCGATCGCCTGCGCCGTCCCCCGCCGTGGCCGCGGCGCGAGCAGCGGATACTCGTCCGCCGACAGATTCTCCATGTCATAAAACTCCCCGTCCGCCAGCTCGAGGTTGTGGTTGTATCCGAGAAAGACCTCCGTCATCATGGTCTGCTTCTCAGTCTCTGTCAGTTGTGGTGCCAGCATGGCCTTACCTCCGTTTCATCATGTCCAGCGGATCAAAAAGGATCCGCTGCTCTTTCACAGCCCGGATCGGCTTGATCGGCCGCGACATGCAGAAATATCTCCATTCGTCCGCGACGTGGTCTTCCATCGTCGTATCCAGATCCTCTACCTTGTGCTCGTCGTAGATGAGCAGCGGGATCGTCCGGATGAACGCCCTGCAGGTGTTGAAGACATACATCCGCGGATATCCGTCCTCGTCAAACTGCAGCCGGTAGTGGCACTGCATCCAACCTGCAATGCGTTCATTGTCGCCAGGCGTAAAAAATACGCCGTACCGCGCAGCTGTGTCTGCGACCGATTCTCCGCGCGACGCATCCCAGATCGCGGGGTCCGCCACGCCGATGATGGTTTTCCCCTTGAGCCACGGGTGCTGCATCTCCGTTTTGTGGATCTCTTCAAACTGTTTGTCCGGTGTCCACTTTACGCCCTCGTTCGGCGTCCGCGTGCAGCCGTACAGCTCCATGATCCGGTAGATCGTCCCGTCATAGTCGACCGCCCACCATGCGCAGGAAAACGGCTTTCCATAGCCAAAGTCATAGCTCCGGCAGATCGTCCATCCGTCCGGAATCTCAAACGGCTCGATGACATGCGTCCAGCGCCGGTCCTTGTAATGCTCCGGCACGTCCCGGAAGTCCTCGAAGAACTGTCCCTCATAGACGTCCCAGCGTCCGTCCTTCCACGCTGCCCGCAGCGTCGGCGGCAGATTCTCCAGCTCGCGCAGGTAGGCAGGCTGCTTATCCATGAGGGCCTTGTTGTCCTCTACCTTTGCCTGAATGAAGAAATAGTCATCCGGGTCTTCATCGGGATTGAAATTCCGATCGACAAAGACACGCTTGAAGTATGCATGCCCCGGCCCGCCGGGGTTCAGCGTGTAATACGTCCGCTTTGGAAAGCCATTCGTTCCGCGCACGCAGAGATTGATCTTGCGGATCCAGCTCTCCTGTAGCTGCCCGGCCTCGTCGATGAACACCACGTCATATTCCGCGCCCTGATACTGCCCCAGGTCCCCTTCGTTTGCGCAGTACCCGAAAGAGATCGTCGACCCGTTCGGGAAACGAAACATTTTGTCCGACCGGTTGTATTTTGCGAACCCGGCCAGCTCCGCTGTCAGCTGCTCGATGTGGTTATTCTGCAGCTCCTTGTATGTCTTTCGGACGATCAGGATCTTAATGCCCGGATACCGGAATGCCAGCAGCTTCGACTTTGTCCGCACGGCCCAGCTCTTTCCGCCGCCGCGCGCGCCGCCATAGGCGATGTGCCGGTGTTTGTCCTTGAGGAAGAGTGTCTGCTTCGGCTGCGCCCGCCCGAGATCCAGCGTTTTCATTCGCTCGCGTCCTCCGCATCACATTCCAGCAGCACACGCGGCGTCTGATCCTGCTTTTCGTCCCCGGCGTCTCTGCGATACCGGAACCCATACTCCAGCGCGAACTGCGCGCCCCGCTGAGAGTCCCGGTCGAACAGTCTTTCGGCCGTATATTGTTCCACGCGCGTCTGCGCGCGCGAAATCGTGTCCATAAATTCTTTCCTGGCCTTGTAGTTGTACAGACTTTGCCTGCTGGAAAAGCCCAGCGCCAGCGCAAGCCCCGGGATCGTCGGCGGCTTCCGCCCCACCCAGACCGGAGTCCCGTCTTTCTGGTTGAAAACGATGCGCCCGTCCTTATCCCGCAGGATCTCTCCCTTGCAGCTCTCAAAATACGCTTCGATCAGCCCTTCGATCTGCTCCACGGATTCATACTTCGGTTTCCTCGCCATGGCTCACGCCTCCCTTCTGCTTTTCAGCATAGCGTATCCGGAAAATCTTTTCACCCCACGCACGCAGAATGAGCGCATACGGCGTTCCGCATGCGCTTCGGCTCTCATTCTGTTCTTTCGTAGTATCGGAGCTTCGCCGCCGCGATGCTGCACCGCACGTAGTCAAAGCTGGCGCAGTATCGCGTGATGTAGTCTGACGTCTCCCGCCGTTCAGGAAATGCGAGCACGCATTCTCCCTCGCAGCGGATCGTCTTTTTCCCGGCTGCCTGCCAGAATGGGCAGATATACTCCCTGTGCCAGTAGTCGCTCGTCCCTATCACCCTTTCGTCTTAAAACCTTACGCATATACAAGGCTTAATTTAAGCGGCTCCCGTTCCGCTTGTGCTCTGATCTTGGGTCGACTACATACTTATAATATTGATACCCGTACTTTGTCGTCCGGGCCTCTACGAGAATGTAACCTCGCGGGGCGACGGGCGGTTGCTTAGGGCTGTACTCGCGCACGGCCTCGGTCGCAGGTTCCGGCTCCGGCCGGACGCAGCTGCGGCTGGCCTTGTACCGGTGCCCGCCGAATTCCTTTTTCCAGTGGCCGTGCAGGTAGTCGGCCAGCGCCTTATAATCCTGGCCGTGGTCGATTTTGTTTCCATTTTCGTCCATGTAATAGTTGTGTTCCCGTAAGTGCCGAACCTCGATCACGCTGCCGAGGCCCCAGATCCTGCCGATCTCATCCTCCGGAATGCCGTCCGAGATCATGTGCAGATGGAACCGGCTCGTCGACTTGCCCTGCCCGTAGACAATCACGATCTTGGCGTTTGGGTATTTATATAGTAGGCGGCGATAGAATCTGTTCCGAATCTGCCGCATTTCGGCAGCAGTATGTACCTCGTTCTCGGCGTCGAGCGTCAGCGTGGAATACAGGCTGGTCGGGCCGAAGTTTGCATTGACGAGCGCTTCCAGCTTCCCCTCGGAGATTTTCCGGTTGAATTCGTCCTGCTCTTCCCGCGTCTGGAACCGCGGCTTCTTCGGCCGGCTGGTCTTCGGATCCGTGCCGCCCGCCACCGTGTACACGATCTGCTCGCAGACCCTCCCGGAAAACTTCCGGCGCTTGTGTCTCTTCACCATAGTCTCAGCTCCTCCCATCTCTGCCCGCTCAAAGCGTGGCCGGAAATTCCGGCCACAGTTTCAACGGTCAGTTCGTGTATCCGCATGCCTTGCATGTGCATACGTCTGTCTCAGCGTCCCATTCGCAATCTGATGCCCCGCATCTCGGGCAGTGCCCCCACGCACCGCGCGCTCCTTTTGGGTCTGGCCCCGGTCCATTCAGCTTTTCATACCACAGATCCCCCTTCTGGCCCGGGTCTTCCCATTTTGCGGTATGCTCACGATTGTCCCCGCGTTCCTCTCTTGCCTTCTCGATCCGCATTTCCAGCCGTGCGAGTTTCTGCTGCCGGATTTTCTGCACTTTTTTCTTGGCGCCATACAGCTGCTCCAGCTCCTCCAGCACGATCTGCACGTCTGCAATCTCCTCGGCGATCTCATCAAGGTTATCGATCCGTCCATCCCCAAGACCTGTCCGCGCCGCAAATATCGTCCGCTGCGCCTTGCACAGTTCCTTCGTCAGCTCTGCCATTTCTTCGATGGCAACCGCGAGCTGCAGATCCACGCCGAACGTCTTGATCGCAGACCAATAGAGTTTCCCCGTGTCAGTCATTCTGCGCCGCCTCCATTTCCTTGCGCTCCTGCATAAACCCGTGCAGGAACAGCTCCAGCAGAGCGGCGGCGCGGTTGGTCAGATTTGTGAAATCCTTTTTGCTGATCTGCAGTTTGCCGGTCGTAACAACCTCAGTTTCCGGTCGACCAATAATCTGAATTGTCGGATTAGGCACCAGCGTCTTTGCACCGTCCGCCCCCACTTCGAAGAGCGGCGGCGTGGACTGCTCCATGACGATGCGCGGCGGGTATTGCTCGCCGCGGAAGCTGGTATCCCATTGCTGTTTTTCGTAGTATGCGACAAAATTGTCTAGGTCGTGCGCAAACGCGCCCATGATTTCTGCCATTTTGATACTCCCTTCAAAGTGTAAGTACTTCCCGCCTCGACTGGCGGGTGAATTTGCGTTCCGGGCAGAAGCGGCACTCGGTGCAGCTCCAGGCGCCGCGGTAGTTGTTGCGCGTCGGGCAGAGTGGGTTGTAGCAGATCCCGGAGCCTGCCCACTGCGGGCCGCGGCCGATTTTTTTCTTCTTCGGTTCGGCTTTTGGCTTTTTGGCTGGATCCCTCTTGGTGACGAGCGTGGCCGCGCGTTCTTTCCGGAAGCAGCCGCAGCTTTTTGCATGCCCGTTCCGGAGGTATCTGCCGTCCTTGCTGCAGATGGTCCCGCATTTACACTGGCAGATCCAGCGTGCCCTGTCTCCTTTTTTGCTGGTATCCCGCCCGATGACGTGCAAATATCCAAATTCCATGCCCGTCAGATCGACTACGTGTGACATTTCCATTCTCCTTTCGTCAGGGGCCGGTCTCCCGGCCCCTATGCAGGGCGGACTTGCACCGCCTGCGCCTGCGCGTCCCCCTGTCGCCGCAGACGAGCTGCCCTTGTCTGCTCAGGCAGCTTTCCATAAGGAGGTAACACGATGCCGCCGGGCGATCCCAACACCCGGCGTGGGGTAACGTTGACGGTTCCCATCCGCGCGCACGTTCCACACGCGCTTTTTATCCCCGGCCCGCGGGCTTGAGGTTTCGCGGGCCTGGTGCAGAGCCGGGGTGATCCTCCCGCACCCGTCTCATGGCGGAGCGGCCGCGGCCAAAGTCCGAAAAAATATGGTCCCCGGCTGATTGCTGGTCTTAGTCCTCGGGCTGGCTGATGTCCTTGTGCCGCAGCCCGTCGGCGTTCTCGGTCAGCGGCAGCGCCTGCCGCCGCGCGTGCTCATCCGGGTTCCAGCCGTACCGCGCGCAAAGATCCGGCGCGAGCTTTGCATACGGACAGGCATTGCCCTGCTTCGGCAGCCCGCATGCCTCGCGCGGGCTGCTCTCGTTTTTTTCTTCCGGCATGTTTAAATCTCCTGTATGTCTATTCCAAATTTTGACCGCATGAATTTGCGGTTCCGCAGATACTCCTTTGTCCGCGTCGGCTTGGTCTTCACATCTTCGACGACGAGCTTGCCGCCGAATTTGTACGAAAAGTCCGCCGTGTACCGCACTGCGCGGATGCGCTTGCCAGCCTCGGTGATGTAGCTTTCCTGCAAGGTGAACTGCGGCTGCAGGCGCAGATCGGAGATGATCCCGGCCCGAAGCATCACCATCAGCTCGTCATACCGCCGTGCCTCCTTCTGGCTGTCAAAGCGCAGCTCGCCGCGCGTATCCTTCCGGCTGCCGTACTTCGTCTTCCCATGGCTCCCCTTGTGAATGGTAGCTGGCGCCGCAGCGCCTGAAAGGTCGCGCATCTGCCGCGCGTAAGCCTCCCGCATCCTCGGTGGCATGTCCGCCATGGATTCAAACCGCAGGCCGCTCATTCTGTAACTCCGTTTGTTCGCGGTTTTCCGGCTGTGCATCCAAAATCTGCGTGATGATACTCTCCAACTGTTCTGCAGCACGCATATCCCTCGCACCACGCTGCATACTTACTGTGCCTGCAGTCCTTGCACCGCACCACCTCCGCAACGTCGGCGGCGGGCTGACGAAGCAGGAGCGTTTTCACCCGCGGAGGTGTCCAGTACGGATTGTGAGCGTTGCTGGCTTCAAAATCTTTCAGCGCCGCCTCGCGGCTGATGTATTCTTCAGGCATGGTTGGCCTCCTTGCTGTCTAAAGTCGTGATATTTACCGGCTTTAGCCACTCTCTGATCCGCATTCCGCACGATACACAAAGCTCAGTCTCATCGACTCCTGCTGTGCCCTCGCACGCGCGCCGAAAGCGCACATACGCTGCCGAGCTCTGCGGGTTTATCTCCGCCCCGCAGCGGTCACATATTCGTTTCGTTGCCATTCTTCTTGCCCTCCAATCTGTTCAAAGTAAAACTTGATCGGTTTCTCGTGCTCGATAACGTTGCCGTAGGCAACTCCCACCTTGTAGATGTAGTTCTCCCTGAGTTTGCGCGGGATCTCCTCGATATAGCGCCGGAATGTCTCCATCGTGTTTGCCCGCTTGTAGTGGTTGCACATCCGGCAGGCAGGCATGAGGTTTGAAATATCATCTGTTCCGGCTTCTTCAATATCCCACGCTCGCAGCGGCCGGAAGTGGTCTACCTGCATGTCTCGGATATCGATAGACCGTCCGCAGTAGGCACAGTGGCCGTCATACTTCGCATAGACCGCTTCCCGTTTTTTCTTACTGAAGCTCATCCCTTGCCCTCCATTTCCTGCAAAGCATTTTCGGCCTCCTCGCGGGTGAGAAATACGGTCTTGCCGAGTTGCGGAATATCGTCCCACCACAGTTCTGTCTCTCCTACAACATCAGCCCCATCAAATGCTCGGCGTAGTATATACACCGTATCCCACACCTTGCACGGCAGCACCACCACGCGCCCGTCCTTGTCGGCCTCGGCAATCTCTACAAGCCTGCTGATTGGCGTATTGTTGAGCGTTTCGAGATCAACCATGTGCTTTGCACATAGCGCAAGCTTAACCGTTTCTACTGCTTCCGGTTCAAGCCCCGTGTCCTCGTAGGCTTTCAGCCGTCCGTACAGATCGCGGGCCATCTTGCGGAAAATATCCTTGCCAAAGCCGTTGCTCGTTGGGCCGTTGATCATCACGTTGAGCGTGCTGTCCTGGCTCTGCTTCCAGTCGATTTCCTTGCCGCCGATCGCGGCGTGCAGAAATCGGTCGGTGCCCGGGTCTACGTTGATATTAGGACTTGTCAATCGTTCCATTTCAAAACCCCTTTCCCAACATATCTGCAATACGCAATTTCCAGCTTCGCGCCCTTACTTTCCTCCGCATCCGGCAGCTCGAACAGAATATCCGCCGCGTCAATCATCCCGAAGCACAGCCGCATGTAGTCCTTCGGTGTCAGCCCTTCCGGCAGTTCCGCCGGATTCAAGATCACCGCGGTAGAATACAGCTCCTGTATGTGCTTCGCCGTCATGCGGAATTTCATCTTGTAATTCGGATCTCCGGTGATTTTACCGGCTATGTAAATCTTCACAGCAATCCCTCCACATACCGCCAGCTCTGCGGCGGGCGGGTGATTGGCTTGGGTTTTGCCTTGAGCGCTACCTCTACCTCATTTGGCACAGCGTAAAATTCCCGCAGTTCGCGCGGGGTGTCGTAAATTTTAAGATCATCGATCTGCATGCCGTATCCGTGCTCCGTGCCCAGATACTTGTATATGTCCTCGCGGGTGAGACAGGCATCCACCGTCGCCCATTTGGGGATCATGCAAAGCGGGTAGACCGTGCCGATCTTATTGCAAGTAAATTCCGCAACGACTTTCCCGTTGGCGGCCTCATATCCAAACGCCTCCGCCTGTTCGCGCTCATATGCCGATTCCGCCGTAATAGCCGGCGCCACTGCGTTGGCTTTCACCATGAGCGCCCCCTTTCCGCCTACGGTACAGTAGATATAGCACTTAAACGGCACACCGCACTTCGGCGCGGTCTTGCGGATTTCGACCGTTTTACTCCCGTTCAGGATCTTCCGAGCCCACTCAGGGCGAATGCTGATCAAAACAGCTTTACTCATGCTCTTGCCTCCTGTTCCAATTCTGCGCGGAACCGTTGTTCCAGTTCAAACACGCCGCGCGGCTTGCCTTTGTAATAGCCTTTCATTGGCCTGTCTATTTTCCGTTGCAGGTCTTTCAGGCGCTCCCAGTATTCCGGCAGGTAAATATACATATTCCGCAGTTCCCGCAGGTTCTTGTTGCAGCAGCACCAGCACGAAACACGGTCCAGCACGTCATAAAGGCGGATCGTGCCCTCCAGCCACGAAAACCCGTTTTCATAGCAATATGCCAGGGCGTCGGCTTCCGTCATACCCCACTCCGCCAGCGGGTGCAGTTTATACGGCTTCCGTTCTTTTTCCAGTCGCGGCGTTTCGTCGGCAGCTATGCCAACGTAAACCATAGCGTCCCGCGCCTCCGCGTACCTGTCTATGGCTTTCAGCTTCCCCGTGGTTCCCCAGCGGCAGAGGCCGCCACACCAGCCATAACCTTGGTGTGTGCCTTTCTGCTTACTGCAAACCGGCCTTTCCAGCATATCGAACAGGAACGGGTTTTCCGGCTCCAGTCTGGTGTACTTGATCCCCAACTGCTCCAGGCGGGGCAGCATTTGATCCCGCGTGTGGTAAATCGCCTCGAACTCCATTCCGGTGTCGTAGAAAACCACCTCGTTCAGCGGGTAGCCCTTGGCAATCAGCGTTAGGAGCATGGCCAGGCTGTCCTTGCCCCAGCTGACGCTTGCAATATGCCATTTCATTCCGTTTTTGCACCTCCAAACACCGCCAGGTCATAACAGGTCTGTTTTCCGACGTACTGGCACCACGCCCATTCCAGCATGGCGCCGCGGCTGTCCTGGTAGTCCTGCATGAACAGAACCACGTCCGCCGCCTCCATCATGGCGAAACACAGGCGCATATAATCCACGGGGCGCAGCCCCTCCGGCGCCGTGGCGGGGTTCAGTACGATATGGCCCGCCGCCGCCAGCTTCTTTTCCACCTCTCGGAACTTGGCTTTATAACGCCTGTCCCCGGTGATCTTGCCTGATATGTAGATTTTCACAGAAAACCCTCCTATTCGTTGAAAATCTCGAAATACTCCTGGTATGGGTAACCGCTGATCTCATGCCACCCGCTCCGGCAGGTGGATCCGTCGTCGAACTTATACAGCACGGCGCCCTTTCTCGCTTTCGGGTCCTTTCTCCAGCTGGACGCAGGCACGGCGGTGTATGTGATTTCCGGCTTGTCCATGTTCTGCGTTTTGCTGTACCGCTTCCCGCGCTTGCCGATCTCTCTGTACCTCTCCATGGTGGAACGGCTTTCTTTCATCAGGTAGGCGGCCAGCTTGTAGTGGTTGCCGCGCCTGTCCATAGGCTTGAAGCTGATACCTCCGCCGCCTCTTGGGACATTCTCCCACGCCTCCGTGATGATCTCCGGATCCATGCGGGAAATGATAACGTGAATGTGCGGGTTGGTCATGCGCTTGGTTTCTATGACCACCACGGCCTTGAACGTGATCCCGCGCTTTTTGCAGAGTTTCCGCAGGTTCCGCAGAAAGGCGGCCTTGTTCTCCAGGATCTCCTCGAAAGAACTGTCCTTGACGTAGTAGTGTAGAACGGCGTGGAGATCCCTATGGCCGAAATTGGCGTTTATATCCCAGCGCAGGTGTTCCTCTGCCACCCGCTCGTTGATCCGCTCCTGCTTCTCGGTGGTGTGGCCGGTATTTGGGCCGCGCTTCACTCCTTTGGTGTGAACCCGGAAAGATTGCATTTTCTTGTGTTCGACACACGGACCAGCTTTCACCACCCTATGAACGTAGGCCATGGGTGCCTCCTTTTCTGCTGCTGGTCACTTTACTAATCACTCTTACCGGCGCTATACGGGGCCGTGGCCCCGTCGCTTTTTCCGGCTTGTCCATGTTCTGCGTTTTGCTGTACCGCTTCCCGCGCTTGCCGATCTCTCTGTACCTCTCCATGGTGGAACGGCTTTCTTTCATCAGGTAGGCGGCCAGCTTGTAGTGG